CCCCTGCCATTAAATCTTCAAACCCCGCCCCTTCTAGTATGGTTTCTATAACTGTCTTGACGTTCTCTTTGCCTTGTCCTGATTTTGCAATACACATAAAGAACAAAGACGAGAAGTTGTTCATATCTGTTTTATACATACGACCAAGTGCTACCGAACCTAAAGCAAGTGAAGTCTGTAAAGATAAGGACGGTTGTTGTATCTGCGCTATCTCCTCAGAATACTCGTATACATCTTTGAGTATGCCTGGTGGTTCGTAGAGGTCTATTGGTTCTTTCACGTTGTAGGTGCGTTGTATGAAAGCTGGCGCTTGTTGGTTCTTTCTATCGTGTGTCTTTTGTATTGAGTTTACTGTAGTTGATATCTCCGATCTAGGTAAAGGTGGTTTGTTTTGCGTATTCCAAGATTGTACGAAGAACTCAACCATTTCTATAGATACGCCTTTGGCTATTAAGTTGCCAGCTAATCTTGCCGCGTTATCGTTACGGCTACCTTGAACTACCCCTGTTAGTTCAAAAGGTTGTGATATGGCTTTGGTGTTTATCTTATCTACACCTGTAATCATCACCCAATGTTCTGTGGTTAGATCAGGCAAATCATTTGTATCGTACCAATCCCACTCTTCTATAAACTTCGGCTCGTATATCGCACCTGTCGCGTGAATATTATATGGTGCGATAATCAAGCCACCCTCTCCTCTTATATCAATAAGTTTGGCTGGATCTGATGTATCGGTTCTTCTTGCTACATAAGTCGTAAAGTTTTCAGGGTTGTTATAGTAATAGTGCATACCCTTACCTGTTGCAACCTTACAAGGTGTGTTCGGTAAATTGGTTTCTGCCCAATTGACAGCTTCTGGAGTATCGGCATCAACAACAATAAACTTGCCACATATCAGAGCTACAACAAGGTCATCACGGCCTTGAAACCATCGGGTTATTTCTTCTGTAGTTGGTTGTCGTTCTTTAAACTTTTGCCATCCGCCTAACTCTTTGGGCGGAACTTTATTATGGCGTAGTAGGGGAACAGGGCTATAGCCACTTTCCGCATACGCAAGAGCGAGTTCCAACGCAGAATCCTGCGCGGACGCTTTGACGTTTAACACTACTCAACCGTTTCACTTGTTTCTTCGGTTTCATTATCTATAGGACCATAGATTGAAAAGAAGTCTAGTTTGCCTTCAGTTGCCACAATAATCTTTTTGGCTTGATCCGTTGATGGCTGTCTGTTGCCATACCTCCAAGCCTTGACTGTATGTGTAGAACAATCGAATAATTTTGCTGCCGCTTCGATTCCTACAAACTCTATATATTTACTTAAAGTAACTCGTTCCACTTCACGCTCCTTATATGCTGGTTCCAGTCCCTGACTGTATAAATCCATCAGTTCCCTGTCTACCAATTGTTGTTGCCTATGGAAGTAATTAATCTTCCACTGATTCTTATTGATTTTTGCTTTGTTCATGTATACTATGTGTGTAATTATGTTTTCGTGTGATTGTAACTGAAAACATTTACATTAACAACTGGAGAAAAATATGAACATCAGTATTCAGGACCGCATCAAATCACCGAGCGATTTAGTTGAGTCGCAAGGCGCCAAACTTTTAGTATACGGCGAAAGTGGTGCGGGTAAAACAACTCTTTGTCAAACGGCTCCTGGTAAAACATTAGTCGTTAGTATGGAGAGTGGTCTTCTCTCTATTAAAGATGCCCCCGATCTCGATGCAATCGAAGTCAAGGAAGCTTCTGAAATAGAAGAGATAGCTCAACTACTTGAGAATGGAACACTACAATACGACACAGTTTGTCTTGATAGTGTTACGGAAATGGCTGAAATCTTGCTCTCGCAAGAAAAGGCCAAAAGCAAAGATCCTAGACGTGCGTACGGAGAGGTCATCGAAGTGATGATTAAAACGATGCGTAGGTTCAGGGATTTGCCTGTCCACGTTATATTCATTGCCAAACAAAGCAGAGAACGTGACGAGCAGACAGGTGCTTATCATTACCAACCGATGATGGTTGGCGCCAAACTCCCTACGCAGATACCTTACTTCTTTGATGAAGTTTTGGTCCTTCGTACGTTTGACGACGAAAATGAAGAAGGTAAGACCGTCACCTCAAGATGGTTGCAAACGAGAATTGGTCAGAACTATATTGCCAAGGATCGTTCAGGTAAGTTAGACGGGTTTGAGTCACCTGATCTAGCTAGTGTAATTAACAAACTCGGATTTGCAGGAGGTGCAGAATGAGTGACTTTGAAGGATTGGATATAGATTTGGATGCCGCAGAGAGTAGCTCTGCAATTCCAGAGGGTGATTACCCTGTCGTTATATTGTCTTGCGAAAAGACAACATCAGCGGCTGGTAACGATTACTTGAAGCTGGAGACAGAAGTGACAGGTGATAGTTACGCGGGGTGGAAGTTGAGAAAGAACTTCAATCTCTGGTACACAAATGACGACAAACAAAAGCAAGAAGAAATCAGAGGCTACGCCAATAACGACTTTGCTCGTTTGGCGAAAGCAGTTGGTTTCAAAGAAGTTCCCAAGACTGCTTGGGAGTTTCAAAACAAAACTTTTGAGGCCAGAGTTGTCATAGTAGAGGATGAAAGTGGAGAGTATGGTCCAAGTAACGAAATCAAATCGTTCTTGCCATTACAAGCTGAGTCTGCTCCGAAAGCGGTAGACTTGCCACCTAGTATGGATGAATCAAACGATGCTTCTCCAGGTGAGGCGGCTACCCCAAGCAAACCCTCACTATAATCGTTCGGCTACGCTAGGAGTCGTTAGAGCCACGCTCAACCTAGCACTTTCCGTATAAATCCCAATTAGTTTTTAAGATAGATAACCAATCGTCCATAGTCATAACGGCTATAGCTTGGTTGTCGCGTACCCAATCAGGATTGATCGCGTACAGAGGTATGCAAACTCGTATCGGTTTGCGGTTGTATTTGTAGATAAGTACGGGGATGTTGTCGTCGCAACTCGCACATACTTGTCGCCACCATTCAGGCTTTACCCAATCGCCTTCTTTGTAGAACTTACACTCTATCGCGTGGTTGGGTATTTGCAGATCGCAAAGATCTTTTTGCTGATATTGATCCAGGTTACGCTTAGTTTGAAAGTCTATACCTTCTTCTACAAAGAAGTTATTGAGTATACGTACAACGTCCCTCTCAAACTGAGCGCCTTTGTTTCTGGAATTAATCTTGGCCATCTTCTATCAAAGTAAATAATTTATTAATACTACTAGGTCGCAAAGTTGTACCTGTATGCCATCGTTTTAAAGTTCTAAAATCACAAACTTTACCTGATAACATTTTGTAG